TCAGCCGATCTTGCAGCCCCAGAAGGACGTGTGGTCGGCGGCGAAATAGCCGTCCGCGACCCGGAAATACCCCTGCAGCTCGACGGTATCGCCNGCGGTGAGCGGNACCATGGTCTGCAGCCAGATCGCGGTGGCGAGCGAGACGTGGGTTGCGGAGATTTCACCGAGGGAACCTCGGATTTCGGTCGTGCCGTTCAGCACCAGCCGACCGCGCATGCGGGCCGTGGCGCTGGCGTTGATCTTGTAGAGCAGCGTCGCGCCGAAGAGATAGGTGCCGTCCACAGGCGCCACGAAATGGTTGTTCGCGGCGTCAAAGGCCCCCTGGTCGTTGGTGTCGGTGTTGTTGAGGCCGATCTTCGTCCAGGTCCCGATGCCGACATAGTTGTCGTAGTTCGTCCAGGCCTTGAACCGCGGGAGTCGGGGCTGGTCGACGATGCCGTTGGCGTTGTCGACGCTGAGCCCGTCTAAGAAGGTGCTGCCGTCCGCCGAGACCGCCAGCCGGAAGCGGTCGGAGCCAAAGAGCCCGACCAGCGCCTTGGTCACGAAGCCGGTCTGGAGCGTCAGGCCGAGATCGTCGCCCGCAGCCTCCTTGTTCATGGTGTAGAACAGATCGCCGGTGCCGCCCTCCGCCACGGTCCTGGCGGTCCAGAGCGCGGCGTTCAGCTTGGCAGAGAACGGGTTCGACGCATCCGCCGTGGTGCCGAGTCCCAAGAGCGCGAGGTTCTGCAGCGCGGCCGGCGTCGTGCCGACCCAACCTGACCCGTCGTAGACCAGCAGCAGTCCCTCGTCCTCGACCCATGCCCGCCACCCGGTCCGCGGCGGCAGACGAAGCCACGCGCCGTCCGTCCAGAGCGCCACGTTCAGGTCCCAGCCCGCCCAGTCGCCCGTCGCGCCCGAGGCGACAATGTAGCGATCGCCATCGGCGGGGCCGCTAGGCGGCGCGGTCAGGTCCTGGTCGAGGACGGAGAGCTGCACGAGCCCGTCGAGCAGCCGCAGCGCCTCGTTGTGGGTGACGTGCTTCTGGGCCTGCGCCGCCAGGATGTAGGGCAGCAGGAGATGGGTCGTCGCGTCGGACATGGGGTCCTCACAAGGTCAGCGTGACGGTTTTCGCTGCGCCGCGCCCGATCAGGGCGGAGAGTTGGAAGATGCGGATGTCGAGGGTGTCGCCGGGGGCGATCAGCGCGCCCCAGTCGGCGGTCTGCTGTGCGGCGGTGTAGACAGCGCTGGTGGTGGCCGTGCTCAGCACCCGCTTCACGGTCGCGCCGTCGAGGATCTCGACCTCGTAGGCTTCCAGTTCCTCCGCCATCGGCACTTCGACAGCGCTCCAATTGTCGGCCGCGAGCGACCGGGACCGGCGCGTCCAGCGGATGGTCAGATCGCCGGGCGTTCGCGGCTTACGCCATGGCTGCTCGACATGAGCGACCGAGAACGGCCGCAGCCCCACGCCCTCAGGCGTGAAGGCCTGCGCGACATAGGTCTCGTCGCTAACCGAACGGCTGGCAGGGCCGATACGCCAGCTCCATGGCAACCCGAGATCGGCTTCGGCGATCGGCAGCGACGCAAGGCTGTCGTCGAGCAACACCACCCGTGCGCCTGCCGGAGCCGGGTTGCCCATGGCGCCCTCGGTGCCGCGCTGTCCGCGCAGGAGGCGTGTCATGCGATAGCGGCCGGGCGCGAGCAGTTCCGCCGCGCCCGCCTGCACGATCTCCCAGACGCCGGGCGTGCTCTCGATGGCGAGCGCGTTGGCCCCTCCGAACAGGGTCAGGTCGGTGACGCTCTCCAACGTGCCCGTCAGCAGATCGACCACCAGCGCATTGCCGAGATCGAAGCGCGAGGTGGGGCCCGCGTAGAAGTCCGAGACCAGCGTACCCGGTCCGGGCGCGACTGCCGAATGTCGTCAGCAGATCGAAGCCAGTCGGTCGAGGGGCTGCGGAACACCGCCATCTCGCCGGGCCATGGAACGGCGTGCGCGGCGACCAGCGGCCGGTGCGCGGGCTGGTCCTCTGTGAGTTGCGGAAGGTCCATCAGTAGAGCATCGGGCGCGCCGAACACGACAGCCCGCGTCAGCGACGCCGCGCGGGGATCGCCGGGCGGCAGATCGTACGTCGCCCGGTCCTGGCGCACCGCCTCGATGCCGCGCGCCTCGGCGTCGGCGATGGAGATGAGCCGCAGATCGACCAGCCGCCCGTCATGCTCCAGCCGGATCGCGTCGGCCGGATCGAGCGCGAGGCGCGAGGGCGGCAGACGGAACGCCGCCGTCTCGCGNCCCACCCACGCCTCCATCAGCGCGCGGCGGCAGCGGCGNTCGGCCTCCTCGGGCGGCACCGCCATCGGGAAGNNCTCGGANGCGATCCGGGTCGTGTCCACGGTGATGCGCCGCGCCTCGACGAGGGCCGCGTCGTAATCCTCGTCNGCNCGNGCGACCTGCCANTTCAGCGCCTGCGGNAGTTCGGTCTCCTGACCGCGCGTCAGTTCCAGCACGTCGCCTTCGCGGGTGGCCACCAGATCGTCGGGCGCGAGGGTGGCGACCGAGGCCCTCCCTCGCATGATGAAGCGGATCACCCCCTCGGTCTCGACCGCGTCGAAGCCGAAGTGCCGCGACAGCGTAGTGATCGAGGCACGCGGGCTTTCGAGCGCCGTGATGGCGTATCCCTCCACCGCGCCCCAAAGCCCGGTGACGTCAATCCGGGACTCGGGCAGCCCGGCGCGCAGGCAGAGGTGCCGTACAAGCGCTGCCAGCGACACCGCGCCGAGACGGCCGGTCAGCCAGTGGCCGAGCCGCCAGTTCGCCCCGTCCGTCCAGACATCGGTCAGCGCCGGGAAGAACGGATAGGGTCGTGCGTCCCAGGTCCAGGCGGCGCATTCGGGCACATGCACCATCCGGCCGCCGTAGACCGACGAGAGCGGGTTGTTGGCGGCCTCGCCCCACCAGAGATAGGTCGCCTCGAGATAAGCGCGCTGGATCGCGTCATCGCGCCAGCCCCGCGAGAAATGTGGCGTGAAGCTCTCCGACGACTTCGGGTCGAAGAAGACGTTCGGCTGGTTCGTGCCGCGGTCGATGGCCGGACAGCCGAGCTCAGTGAACCAGATCGGCTTCGACTGCGGCGCCCACGCCGTCGGCGTGCCGCTCTCCNCCCCGCCGGGGCGGTCGTAATGCGCGTTCAACCACCAGGCGCGCAGATCCTTGTAGCGAAAGACCCACGGCTTGGCCGCCGCACCGTCCGTCGATCGGCGTGCGGACCTGCGCGCTTCGGTCGGCGGCGCTGGCGTAGAACCAGTCGAAGCCTTCGCCCCCGGCGATGTTCGACTGCAGGTAGGCGCGGTCGTAGATCGCGGGCCAGCCCTCGGCCGCGTCCGCATGCTCGAAGCCGTCGCGCCAGTCGGAGAGCGGCATGTAGTTGTCGATGCCGACAAAATCGATCTCCGGATCGGCCCAGAGCGGGTCGAGGTGGAAGAACACGTCGCCCGAGCCGTCGCCCGGCTGGTGCCCGAAGTATTCCGACCAGTCGGCGGCATAGCCGATCTTCGTGCCGGACCCGACGATCGAGCGCACATCCGCGAGCAGATCCCGATACGCCTGCACCGCGGGATAGGTACTGTCGCCCGAGCGGATCGTGGTCAGCCCTGGCATCTCGGTGCCGATCAGGAAGGCATCGACCCCGCCCGCCGCCGCGCAGAGATGGGCGTAGTGCAGCACCATGCGGCGCAAGCCCCAGTCGCCCGATGGCCCGGTCCAGCTGACGCTCTCGCCCGCCACGCTGAAGCTCGCGGGCGTGGCCGCGCCGAACAGCGTAGCGACCTGGCTTGCGGCCGTGGCGGTCTTATCCACGGTCCCGGCGAAGCCAGCGGCCGGCGAACAGGTGATCCGGCCCCGCCAAGGGAACGCGGGCTGACCCGTCTCGGCGGCGTTATCGGAATACGGGTTCGGCAGCGTGTTGCCGGGCGGCACGTCCATCAAGATGAAAGGATAGAAGGTCACGCGCAGCTTGCGCGCCTTCATCTCCTGGATCGCCTGCACCACCGCGAAGTCGGACGGCGTGCCGCCATAGACCGGACGATCCTCTGCATCCCGGCTGACGAGGAAGGCGCTGGCCCGGCTGACGCCGTTCACCGACCAGCTGGCAGGCGTCGTCGACTTGGCCGACACCTCGACGCCCGGCCGCACCTTGCAGGAGCCCGCGCGCAAATCGTCGCCAAACCAGGCCACGACGAGACTGACGCTCTCGACCGCGGGAGCCATGGCCTGCAGCCTATCGAGCGCTTCGACCATGTCGGTGGAGTCGGCCAGCGCGTTCAGGTTCTCGGGCACTGTCGCGCCGCCATCGGTCTTGCGGATCGCCTGCGTGGCGTAGGTGAACTCGCCGGAGGCCGGGATCATGGTGACGGCGCGGGTCAGCCCCTCAGCGGCGTCGGGATCGGCGAGCGGCCGGAACACCTCGAAGGACAGCTGCGGCAGGCGGTTGCCATAGGTGGAGAGCGCCAGTTCCTCGAAGACCACATAGGCCGTGCCGCGATAGGCGGGCGTGCTGGCCGCGCCCATCCTGGCCGCGATGAACGGGTCGGCGCTCTGCGCCTCGTCGCCCGGATACCAGCGCCAGGTGACGCCGGAGAGGTCCATCGGCTTGCCGTCGGCCCAGATGCGGCCGATGCCGGTTATCGGACCCTCGCAGAGCGCCACGGCGAAGGAGGCGTAGTAGAGATACTCGGTGGTCTTGACCTTGCCGCCCCCGCCGCCCTTGCCGCCGCCCTGCGTGGTGGTCTTGGTCTCCTCGCGGAAATCCGTCGCCCAGATGATGTTGCCGCCCATCCGCATCCGGCCGTAGAGCCGCGGGATCACCGCGCCTTCGGTGGCCGAGGTGATGCGCAAGGTGTCGAGCCGCGCGCCCTCGATGCGCTGGGTGGGCGCCAGCGACGAGATGATCCAGCTGTCGACGACCGACCCGATGGTGGAGCCGATGAAGCCGCCGATGGTCGCGGCGCTGACACCGAGGATCGCGCCGCCGATCGAACCGCCAATGGCGGCGCCGGCGGCACCGAGAACGAGGGTGGCCATGTCGGGGTCTCAGCGTTGCGGGAACAGGAAGGCGAAGGCGATGCGCCGTCGCCAGGATTGCGTGAGCGGTTCCTCGATCACGCCGAGCCGCTCGTAAGCGTGGAGGAAGCTGTCGGGGCCGGTCAGAATCCCGACATGCTTGGCGATGGCGCGGGGCTTCATGCGGAAGAGGACCAGCGCGCCGGGTCCGGCTTCACACGGGGCAATCTCAGTCATCATGCCCCGCGCGCCCTCGGCCAGCACCTCGCGCGGGCCGGTTTCGCCCCAGTCCCGACTGTAGGGCGGGATCGGGAACGGCTCGGGGCCGACGACCTCGCGCCAGACGCCCCGCGCCAGCCCGAGGCAATCGCAGCCGACGCCGCGCAGGCTTGCCTGGTCGTGATACGGCGTGCCGAGCCAGGCCCGCGCGATGGTGATGACGCGGGCGGGGTCGGCGGAGGTCAAAGTACGGACCCCTCGTGCCCGCCGTCCTTCGTGGCATAGCGCAGCACCGCGTCCTGGCCGGGGATGTGCGGGAAGCCGCGGAAGTTGACGATGTTTGCGAACTTCGCGCCGCAGGTTTGCATACGCTTGTCGCAGCCCGCACGGATGGTGAAGCCGTCGTCCTCGGCGATCGCGCGCACCGGTGCTTCGAGCAGGGTCAGCACGGCGATGCCATCCGTGACGTCATGGCCCAGCACCTCGGTGCGCCGCCCCGCATTCGCGCCGCTCGTCCAGTCCAGCGTGCCGAAGGTGAACCAGCCGGAGGCGAACCCGCCGAGCCCCGAGGCGGTGAAGGCCCGGTCGCGCAGCAGATCGATGACGGCGCCCGTCCCCTTGTAGGCGGGGTCCTCCAGATCGACGCCGCAGCGCGCATCGCCGAGCGCGGCATCGCAGGTCGCCTGGAAGGTTCGCCCGACCGTCTGGCCCAGCACATGGGCGAGCGAGCGGACTTCGGCGACGAAGGCGAGCCGCTCGCGCCGGATCTGACCGATGGCGCCGCGCCGCATCAGCACGCGCTGGCTCGTGTCGGCCCAGTTCACCCGCCAGACCTCTACCTCGGCGTTGTCCCATCGGCCGTCGAGGATATCGGTCTCGGTGATCCGGTCTGAGGTCAGCACGCCCTCGGCGTCCTGCGCATCGACCGACAGGTCCGAGCCCGACCGCACCTCGGACGCCGTGAGCCCGCTCTCGGGCTCGAAGGCCGTGCCATCGAAGCTCAGCGTCCGGTCATGGTCGGTGAAGCCGAAGGTGACGCCATCGGCGCGCGTGATCCGCCAGCACCACGCGAGCGTGGTCGTGCCGTCGTCGAGATGGGCCTGCAGGGCGGGGTCGAAGGTCTTCATCGGCGCAGTTCCAGAAGCGGGATGGACGCGATCGAACCAAGCCGCTCGAGGTCGAGCGTCACGTCGAGCGCGTCGGTGTCGAAGCGGACCGGCACGTCGAACTCGAAGCCCGCGGTGATGGCGACGCCAGCGCCCGGCGCAGTGTCGAAGGTGACGATGCCCGTCGTGACGTCGACCGACCAGCCGGGAAGCTGCTCGACCCCGCCGAGCGCGATGCGCACGGTTCCGGTCACCGGCTTCGTGATGGCGCGCGTCCAGGATTGCGCGCCCGAGGAATAGCGCTTCACCAACTGGAACGCGGTCGTCGTGCCATCGCCGGTGCCGATCGCCTGGTCGGTAGGCGATGGCGTGCCCGAAGGCAGGCAGGACTTGTGGTCGCCCCAGTCCTTGAACCGGAAGCCATGGAGGCGACCGTTGCGCGCCTCGAAGAACGCGACCACCGCCGCCAGATCGTCGGCACGGCGGATGCCATAGGCGACATCGTAGCGGCGTCGCGAGTTTGCCCAGCTGGCGTTGCGTTCCTCGTCACCCGAGGCAAGCTCGACGATCTGGGTGCGCCGCTCGGGCCCGCCCCGCGCGCCGCGGCTGATGTCGTCGGGAAACCGGACCTCGTGGAACGCCATCACATGCCCCTCCGCCCGAGCGACACGGCGCGGGCGATGTCGGCAGCGACCTGCGTCCTCGACTGACGGAAGCTCTCGGCGTCGCGGGCCATGATGGTGACGTTGACGCCGCCGCCCGCGCCGTAGCTCTGCGCCTCACGCCGCGACAGCACCCGCTCGCCGCGCTGCAGGATTGCGGGCACCTCGTCGTGGCGTAGCCCCGCCATGCCGCCGCCATGCATCCGGGGCGCAGCGGCGAAGGCCATGGCCGGGACCATGCGCGAGGGCCCTGCCGATCCGACCATCCCGCCCGCATGCAGGACGTTGGCGAAGATCCCACCCGCCCCGGAGAACACGCCGGAGAGCGCATTGGCGATCGGCCCAAGGATGAAACGCCGCGCCGCGAGCTGGGCAAGGTCGGCGATCATCGACGTGACCATGTCGCGGAAGTCGAGCTTGCCGGTCTTCACGAAGTTGCCCACGGCCGTCTCGGCCGACTGGAAGGCGCCGACGAGGCTCTGGCCGATATCGCCGCCGATCTCACGCGCCTTGCTGGCGTAGTCCGACAGCGCGGCGGTGACGGCCTGCCAGCCGGTGACGGCCGCCTCGGTCGCGGGCTCCGCCGCAGCGGCGGCATCTCCGGCCGCTGCACCCGCACTGGTAGCGGCGCGACCTGCATCGCCGAGTGCCGTCTCCAGCCGCTCGGCCGCGCCGGTGGCCTCGGTCAGCGCATCGGCACTGGCCTCGTCGGTACCGCGCACCGCATCGCGCAGCGCCCGCCAGCTTTCGAGGGGCGCACGTGCCCCTTCGGCCAGATCGCGGGCCGCGCCACGGTAGAGGTTCGCAGACTCGAGCGCCCTGTTCGCCGCCTCGGTCAGGCCGAGATCGGGCGCGGTGAGCGGGTTGTTCTCGAAGGCGCGGTCGAACGCCGCCTGCGCCGCTGTCGTGGCAGCACTGGCCGCGCCCTCGAAGCGGTTCTCGATCTCGCCGAGGTCGAGGTCGGGCACCAGCGTGATGCGGCGCTCCGACCCCAGCGCTTCCAGCCCCTGATTGATGCCGCCGATGAAGCCGTTGATGCGCGAGACCACGCCGTTCAGCATCGCCTCGACACCGTCGACAAGGCTGTTGGCCGCCTGAAACGCCAGATCGCCGATGGCGGCGGGCAGCAGGCCCCAGATCGCCTTGATCGCCTCATAGGCGCCCTCGAAGGTGTTCGCCGCCGTATTCCCGAAACCGACGACGCTCTCGATGGCGCTCTGCATGCCCGACGCGGCGTCGGCCTTCAGGTCGAAGAACATCGCCGTGGCGGCCGCACCCGCCGCAGAGGCGCCCATCCTGATACGCTCCCAGACCTCGACCGCGAGGTCCTTCAGAAGCGACATGGCTTCGCCGAAGCCGCCCGCGCCGGAGACGAGGCGGGTGAACTGGTAGACGAGCTCGCCCGCGCCGACGATCAGCGCCCCGATGCCGGTCCGGATCAGCGCGCCGCGCAGGAGGACCAGCGCCGTGGCGAGACCACGGACAGAAAGGGCAGCAGCGGCCATGCCGGCGACCCAGCGGCCCGCGAGGAAGGCCGCGAAGGTCGCGGCGTAGGTGGTCAGGCGACCGATGTTGTCGAAGAGGCCGCGGATCGCGATGCCGAGCGGCCCGGTGCGGTTGGCGACTGCCGCCATGGCATTCGCGACCGCTTCCAACGCAGGCGCGGCAGCAACCGCCAGCTGGTTCGACAGCCCGCGCCAGATCAGCCCGAGCCGGGAGATGGCGTCGTTTGTCCGCTCGATCTGGTCGGCATCCTGTTCCGAGACCACGACCCCGAAGGCGAGGACGTCCTCGGTCGCCTGGCGCAGCGTCGCGGTATCGATCCGCGACATGGCGATCGAGCCTTCCTCGCCGAAGAGCTGACCCGCGACGGCCGCGCGCTCGGCGGCAGGCACGAAGCTCTCGATTGCTGCGTTGATGGCGCCGACGCGCTGATCCAGCGGCAGCGCGATCAGCTCGTTGGCCGAGAGCCCCAGCCGGTCCAGCGCATCGGCAGCAGGGCCGGTCCCGGCGGCCGCCTGGCTGAGGCGGCGCGTCAGATCCTTGGTCGCCTGCTCGATGCCGGACATCGACACGCCCGCCAGCTCTCCCGCCCGCTCCAGTGTCTGAATAGAGGCGACGGTAGTGCCGAGGGACTGCGCCAGCTTGGCCTGCGCATCGACCGTCTGGAGGCCGGAGCGGATCATCGCCACGCCAGCGGCGGCTGCGGCGGCCACGGCAGCGGCNGCCGCNACCCGGACCCGGCGCGAGAAAGCCCCGAGCCGGGCGTTCGCCGCCTCCATCTCCCGGCCCAGCCGTCCGAAGCCGCGCGCGCCAGCCTCGCCCACGCCTTCGAGTTCGGCGCGCACCTGCCGTCCGCCCACGGCCGCGAGGCGGACGCTGACCCTCTTCTCAGCCATGGGAATGATCCATCTGTTCGTTGAGCTTGGTGACCATCACCGCTTCGATGACGGGCAACAGTTCGGCCATGGCGAGCGGCGGCACGCCGAGGGCGTCACCGAGCGCCAGCGCCGCCGACATATCCCAGCCGATCACCGCGCCGGGCAGCACGCGCAGCTGGCCGCCCAGACGGCCGACGAGGTCCCAGACCTGCCAGCCCTCCGGTGTTTCCGGACGGTTCAGCCGCGCCGGGCAGTCCGGGCAGGCTTGCTCGCGGCCCTCGTAGGGTGCGCAGGCTTGGCAGTAGCG